TTTATCTATAGTTATTTTTTTTATATCCTTTTCAGGTGTCTGTGAACTAAACATGTCTCCAACTACAGTATTAATGAAATGCTGCACGCCTCCTTCATCAACAGGAAATAAATTTTCTGTAATACTTAAAGAAAATTTATATACACCATTTTCAATTTTTTTAACGTTATTAACCTTGGCAAAGGTGTCATAATTTTGAATTTCCGATTGAAGAGCGGTTGGGAAATCTTCATAGGTACCATAGACTGCATCTCTTGCAATTTGTCCAATAATTTCTTCATGACGAAGTGAGCTATTTTCTTTTAAAATTAATTCGATTTTCCCATTGATTTCTATATCTGATTCATTATTTTCCATTTTAACATCCTAAACAGTATAATTATATGGAGTGATTTTAAAAATTATAAAGGTTGAATCATTTGATGGGTTAAGAATGCTCTTAGCAATTGATATAGCTTGTTTCATGCAAGTAGCAACTGGAATCACCTCTTTGAAACAAACTGCTTCAAATACTTCCTCTAAGGTATTAAACTCAAGTACCTTTTCAATTTTACCCCAAATACTGTCTTTCGTATTATATCCCCTTCGGAGCTCAACTACGCGACCGTCTTGAATATTTTTAGCAGTAAATTGCCTTCCTGTTTTTCTTAGTTCCCATTTTTTTTTTCCAGAAAGAAACCAATAATATGGTTCTTGTGATAGAGGAATGAAAACTCGATCTTTCGATTTATTTTGATTATGAAATTTCTTTCCAGAAATAGTATCTATCTGCCGGTTTTGGTTCATAGTTTCCATTTCTCAAAACATTGTGGGTGTGAGTTGAAAGATGACGATAACTATATCCAGATTTGCAAAATATATTATTATTTTCTGGAGGAGAATAACTTGTATTACCTTCTTTCTCATGAGTAGTAATAACTTCGATATAATTTGGTTTCAATGGATGATAACTGGACAGGATGGAAGGTAATGATTCAACCATTTTGGTTCCAACCCCTTGCCTTCGATATTTTTTTGAAACCACAATCCGGCTTAACCAGCATAAATTCAACGATTTTCTCACCTCACTCCTATCCAAATCCCTCCATTTTTCACGTGTCCATCCATTTGCATTGGTAATTTCAGGTGAAACATATAGTCTGGCTCTTGGATTGCCATGAACTAATTCATCGATAATGCAACAACCAATGATGTCTTTTTTAAATCGACAAGCAATAAACATCCCCTTGTTTGGTGGCTGCAAATAATGTTCATGCAAAATTAAACTTTGACAATCAAGTTTGTCTTTATCCGAATTTACTATAAAAATATCATACTTTTCTCTTTTAACAGTAAATTGCATTTTAAAAGGTGGTAAAATTTTAAATTTAATCTTACTCTTTTTGAAAGCCAGGTAATAATCGTTTTTTTTGACATCAATTGAGGACTCTTCTTTAGTAGTCCTTTTCAAAAAATACATTATTCCAAATGGCAGATATATATTATTATTTTTGTATGTAATTTTTCGCCGAGTCTTGTTTAAATCATAATTCAATTTAACATCTCCAAATTATTGAAGGATTCATATTATCGTTACACTTTAATCGGTCAATGTAGATTCATCTTTAGGGGAAAGGAGCTAAATTGAATATAGGATTGTAATTGGTTCAAATTGACGAAATTATTGATGGGTAATGAGATTTTGTTTTTTTGTTTCAAAAATATAAATTACCCTCTTTGACATCAGGCAGGAATCAAAATCTGGTGAATGGTCATCGATGCAGTGGTTGGAAAAAGTTCGTATATTTTTACAAAGGAATGATAAAAATCTGCAAATGGACTAATAGCATAATGGGGCGAATTCATTTTATTAAATTTTATTCATTATTATTTTATTGAGTTAATCAGCATATCAAATTCCTACCGTTTAAACCAAAAATAAAATATAAAAGCTGGTAGTTAACTTTTTTAGGTGCCCACTTTTAAGGTTTCAGAATCACCTCCATCCCTCCTAATTATTTTTGAGCATCCATTGATCATATGTAACAGACCTAAGTCCAATGCGCTCAATGGCCACCTTATAATGATCCTTAAAACGTTCCACCATCCGATCATAAAATTCATGGCGCATGGCAATTGTGGGCTCATTCGCCTTGCTGATTTTTATGCTAACCTGCTGCAAAAACTCATCGCACATGCGATACCCCACCATAGGCTCAATCCCAAACTGCTCAAAATATTCCATCGTCCCCATATTCACACTGCCCCCCATCCGATCCCTCAGCCCCAGGCGAAACATGGCGGTGATATGGTGTGCGATTTCCGCCGCTTCAAAATCGGCCTCGTCCCAATCCTCGCGGATGCCGTGAGATTCAAGCACCTGCCGGTAGCGTTCCAGAAAGGCGCCGATTTCCTTAACGGTGGCCTCGATGTACACCTTGCTGTCGGCCAGGTCGCTTTCAATCTTCTGCACCCGCAGGTAGCACCGTTCCCGCTCGTTGACCAGCTCCGGACGTTCCGACAGTTCTATCTGTTTAATTCGTTCGCCGATTTCCTTCAACCTCAGCTTGGCCTTGGCATGCTTGTATCCGGCCTCCTTTAGAGCCAGACGCTTGTTTTCGATCTGCGCCAATATCTGCCGGATGACCCGATAAGGGCCGGCATCGATCATATTCAGCGACATCAGAGAAGACGAGGTCTGGCTGTTGGATTTGCCGAAGGCCCGGTTGGCTTTGAGCACCGCCGGCAGCCGCTCTTCAATCTGTTTGACCAGGTCGTTCGATTCAAACTGGGCCAGGGCCTTTGCCACCATTATATCCTTAGTTGTCATTTACTCCCTCACATTCCGGGCCACCGCTTTGAAGCAGGTTCCCCCACACGGTGGCGTTTGCCAAACTGTTGATAGTGCATGCATGGATGACCGTCTGCGGGTTGCCTTCATTGCCATCCTGCCCGCCGGCGAAGAGTGCCGCCTCATTGGTTTTATTGCTGACCCCTGCCGGACCCCGCAGGCTGAAGGTGAGAGAAAACCCGGAGTTTGCACTGCTGCCGGAAACGGATATGGTCGTATACTCAATGCTGGAAATGATGTTGGTTGCGGAGTTGGCGCCCCCGGAAATAATCCCGCGGTCATTCTCTGCGTTGTCGGTGCTGCCGCCTCCGTGGCGACTGCCGGATAGATCCCCCCAGGAGGTGCAAGCCGATGCCGTGTTGATGGTCAGGGTATCGATCAAGCTCCTTGTAACCAGGGTGCGGTAGCCACCCCCCGCAATGAATCGTTCACCGGTGGCGTTGCTGCACCCCATTGACCCGCCCCTTGCAAGGGTGGATGCGCCGAAGTCCGTAGAAGAGGACCCCGAGCTGATGGTCAACCACTCCAACCGGGCAATATCGGTTGCGCCGATGGTCCCCGTTGAACCGTTGGCGGAGACCATGCGGTCATTGATGCCGTTGGTTGCCGCCGCTCCACCGTGATGCGCCGCCACCACCGAAGACCCATAGGACCCGGCATCACCGGCACTTCGAATGTTGATATACTCTATCCCTTGATGGACACTGCCGGATGAGTTATACCCTCCCAGAAATACTCCGCGGACATTCCTGCCGTTGGATCCGCCGCCGGCGCCGTATTTGGCGGTGATGAAATTGCCATGGACCGCATTGCTGCCCGGTGAGGTAATGGTCATTCGTTCCATTGAAGCAATGTAGGAAGACCCGGACTTGCCGATGCTCACCACTGCCAAATCGCCGGCCACCAGCTCTCCGCCGCCGATGTCGCCAATATCCTCGATGGGCGTTTGCATAATGCTTGCCAGATTTCCTACAGGCACACCCATGAATTTAACTACTGCCATAATATCAGCCCCTTATTAATCGGGTACAGTTCTACTCCCACCATTTTATCCATTAAAAAAATCCAATCTCGGCCAGGACCAGATCCGGCTTGAACAGCATGGTTGTGGCAGTGATCGCAAGCCCAACGGTTTGCAACTGGTCCCCGAAACCACTGGGGGCGGTCTCGGCCAATCCCCCGGCAGTAGTGGACGCATAAAGGATTGCCCCGGGTGTCCAGCTCCAGGCGCTGTTGGTAACAAATCCCTGCACCAGCATATTCTGCGCACCGGTTCCGGCGGCCAGGGCCATAAACATCCCCGGCATGGTGGTGTCGGCATCGGCATCGGCAGGTTCCAGCTGACCGGATGCGTTCACATAATGAAGCGCAAAGGCACCGCCATCGGCGGCCACCGTCATAGACACCGCAGTGCCCGACCAGTCCCCGTCCGCCGGTATTTCCAGCACCAGCTGGGGATGGTTATGCATCGCATCGGCCTTGCCGGCAAGGAGGGTGTCCACTTCAGAGGTGGCATACTTGTCCAAGTCGGTAACTTCGGATTCCGTATGGGTATGCCCTGTATCGGACTTGCCCTCCAAAGCTGTGTCCACTTGGGCCTGGGTGTACTTATCAAGGTCGGTGATATCGGCCTCGGTGTGCTGGTGATCGTCGATTGTCTCCAGGGCCTGCTGTACATTAAGATCTGTGGAACTCAGTATCCCATCAAAGTTTATGGAGTCCACCTCGATGTCTACCGCATCCCCACCACCTGACGCACCACCCCCGGTAGAAAAAGAGCCGGAAGGCGGATAAGCCACTACGTCCCAATCGTCCGAAGAGGTCATGTTCTGCACCTGGATGTCCAGGCCATAACCATTCTCGTTCAAGTATGCCGGTTCATTCGGCAAGTATTCGGAACCAAAGTAACCGGACACATTCGGAGAAGATGAAAACAAATCCGTAGCATATGCGTAGTTGATTGGAATCGGGGCAATGTACAAGAAAGTGAAGTCCGAGGTCGAATTATTTGCGCTCGTTCCGGGGTCCACAATAAAGGTGTAGATGTCCCCGGTTTTTGAAGCAGAGAGGACTTCCCAGATATAGCCTGACGTTGCCATGGTGATAGTGCTTCCAGGCCCGATATTGTCCAGCTCCGTGGACCTGTCGGTGCCGCCGTTATCAACGGCATGAACCCGCATTTCATTAAGACTGCTGCCTCTTTGGTGGTAGATCCGCCCTTCAGTGGGGTCACCAGTTGCACCCTCATAGGTCCAAGTGTGGGTAAAGGTCACCGATCCGGTGGAAGGCCGGACAACCTTAATAAGGTCAACCACACTCCCAGCCTCCACATAGAGATTGCCGATATTGAACTGCTGCCATGTGTCAAGGTCTTCAGCCTCAAGGACACGTCCGGGCAGTATGTTGCTAATGCGTTCATCATCGGTGCCGGGAGACATAACCGCCCAAATTTCCACATTCAACCCAATAGCATCGGCATTGTGATAGGTGCGGATAGTCGATACTCTATAGGATTCGGTGAAATTGTACCTTTGCCCCAGGTAAAGAACATTGGTTGTGGTGCTGCCGCTTTCCCATGCAGACTCCCCCACCGACTCCCGCACCCAGAAGAGATCCCCCACCGGCTGGGGTGCAGGCCTGTCATCCGTCTGTGTTATCGCCACCATGGTCCACTGGTCGTCTGAGACGGTGTCCCCCACCTCATAAAGAGCGGGGACCCATTTCCCTTTCCAGTTCATGTAGCCGGCGGCGACAATATCGGCAATGGCCTGTTCCAGTTCCGGGTGGGTCAGGGTCCCGATGTTCTCTAAGTAGAGATGGTCCCCCTTGACAATCTCATTGCCGTTGATGACATTTGCTTTTCTGTAGTCCCTCGTCTCCACATAGGTTGGTGTGGTCCCCACCTGCTGTAGGATAACCCGGTAGAGAAGTCTTGCATCCCTCACACTTCCGGGCAAGGCCAGGCCCGGCAGGTCGTTGTTGACCCTGGCGTCCTCAATGCCGGTGTCCACCCGTTGCCCTGCCAGCATCCAGATTTTGTTGAGCACGTCCCCGGTGGCGTAGACCCATATGGCCATGAAGCTGCCGTCGGCCACATCGGTCAAAACCCCGGAGGAATCGTATTGCAGCACCCCAGAGTCCGCGATGTAATACTCCGCCTGCTGATCGGTCCAGGTCCAGTTAGTTCCGTTGCGGTGCATTATCCGGCACAAGGTGGTAACTGGGATATCATAGCGCAGGTCTTCATCCCAGTAGTGCCCGGCGCCTATCTGGAAGGTGGTGTCCGTAAAGGTTGCATCGAACCCGTCACCGTACCTTGCCCCCACCGTGTCGTCCATCATGGCGGCCAGATCCGCGTTGCGGGTGGAAAGGTGGCGCTGATCGATCACAAAACCCTCGATGCCGTTCCACATGACGGTGGCCACCAGGCAGTGCTCATAGTCGATGGGAGGCTCTATCTCCGTTGATTGCAGGGCCCCATCCACGTCATAGTAAATATAGTGATACCCGTAGCTGCTCCCGATATCCACCCCACCGTCAGTGTCTTCAAACAGAATCCCGTTGACGTAGAACTCATAGGTGCCGGATAGGAAGAAAGCCGAAGTGTCCATAGAATCGGGCAGGGAGGAATCCGTACGGTTGACGAACCCGCATCTGGGCACGTTGTTGACGTGATAATGGTCGTCAATGGTGTCCATGGCGGTCTGGACATCCGTATCTTCAGTAGATAGAACGCCATCAAACTTGGCGGTGTTGAGGGCGAAAGCGGATCCTTCCGGCGTCACCCAGGAGACATTGCTGCCGTCCGTCACCAGCACATCGCCGGGGTTAGCCGTGCTTTGGTCGGGCATAAGGGCATCGATATCATGGGCGTGGTCGTCCATGGTTTCCAACGCATGCTGAAGCACTGTGTCGGCAGTGGAGAGCACCCCGTCAAAATCGGTGACATCGACTGTCACATCAGCCGCGGCCAAAGTGTGACTATGATCGTCTATGACATCCAGGCACTTCTGCACCGTGTTCTGGGCGGAAGTAAAGAGACCGTCAAAATTGCTTGTCACCGTGCCCACGTCGGTGGCATCGTGCCCGTGGTCGTCAATGACCTCCATGGCCAATTGCACGTTGATATCCGTAGCGTGCAGGATCCCGTCAAAATTAGTGGTATCCAGGCCGATATCGGCGCCGGTAATGGTGTCGATGGAAGGCGGAGGCTCCCACACATAGTCCGAACCGTCCCAGGTCAGCACATCGCCGGCGGAAGCCCCGGATGCGTCCGGCAGTATGTCGCCAGCACTATGCCCGTGGTCGTCTATCACATCCATAGCAAGCTGGACATTGGTTTGTCCTGTCCCCAAGACCCCGTCAAAATCATCGGTGGTCAAGGTGATCCTTGCCGCCGGGTGCCGGTGATCGTCCAGGACATCCAAGGCCTTCTGGACCGTGTCTTCCGCAGGGGAGAGAATATCATCAAAGTTGGTGGTGTCTATGGCCAGGGTCCCCACCGTCAGGTCGTCAATCGCATCAATAGCCGCCTGCACATTGAGGTCAACCCCCGCAAGATTGCCGTCAAGGTTGCTGCCGTCAAGCACAATATCAGAAGCATTACTACTACTGCCGCCGCCAGCTTCACTAAGATCCATATCATCAATAAAGTCCAGACACTTCTGGACAGTGTCAAGCGGTGGGTCATATTCAAGGTTATTATCGAAATTGCCGGTAAAGACTTCAATGTATGCGGCATGGAAGGGGGTGTCCACTGTCATGTCTTCAGGCGGAGGGGACCCCCTGTACCACATGACGTTGTTGGGATAGCCGCTATAGGAAGTGATGCAGAAGTTATAATCTCCATAAGAGATCTTGTTCCAGGCGGCACTAGCCGGAATGTCCGTGAAAGTCCATTCATCGCCCCAATCCGAATCAAGAGACACTGCTATCTTGGGACCGTCAAAGGGGTCACCGCTTATAGCAACAAACCTGCCGTCCCCGTAGGCAACGGAAGTCCATGCCCCGGTGGTCACACTGCCGTAAGACACATACCAATCAATGGCATCATAGGAGACAAGGAACCTTTCTCCAGGTCCGTCTGAAACAGCCACAAGGGTGTCATCGTTGCAGGCAACCCCTTTGAGTCTGGTCTGAAGACTTCCATCCGTTCTAAGAGTCCAGGTTGCACCGTCAGGTGAAGTAAGGATGCACTCGTCATCTTCCCCCACCAAAGTGGTACTGCCGACCGCAACCCACAAGCCGCCTGCCTCCCAGTAGACAACATCCCTCAGATAATGGATTGCGCCCAGATCAACCAGGGTCCAGTTGATCCCGTCCGTTGAAATCATTATGTTGGTGGTCACCTCACCGGAACCCACGGCAACCCACAGACCATCATGGTGGTCAATGCCGTACCATGTGTTAATGACCGAAGAAGACGCAGCAACATCGGACCAGTTGATCCCGTCCGCCGATTCGGCAATGCAAGCCGTCACCCCATTATAAGAGCAGGCAAGGAACTTGCCGTCACCATAGGCGGCATCATAGAACCCGATGTCCTGCCCGGCATAAACTCCTGCGGTCCAGTCTTGCGCATCATCGGAGTAAAGGAAGAGATTAGGATAATTGGACCGTCCGCAGACAACCCACCGTCCGTTGCCGTAGGTCGAACCCAGGATGGGGTAACTTTCAGGAAGTTCCGGTGTGTCCGTATCAATCTCATAATTGCCCTGGGGGACCTCATCCACCCAGTAGTAATACAAGGCAAGGTTGTAAGGTCCATTGGTCCTGTTCAACGCCAGGAAGGCCTTATCCAGATAGTCCACCGAATCCCAGGAGATCCCGGCGCAACCGAACTCAATATTGCTCCAGTCAACCCCGTTCTCCGATACCATGATCTGGTCATATCCGGTGCGACTGCCCACTGCCAGGAACATGCCGTCTCCGAAGGTGACATCCTGCCACCACTGCTGCGTGGAAGACAAAGCGGATGTGTTGATGCTCTGCCAGTTCACACCCCCGTCCGCACTATACCGGGCCTGGGTGCTGCTGGCCTGCATGACTGCCACAATCACATCATCATTGGCGGCAATAGCGTTGAAGGTCCCCGGTGCGCCGATGGTTGTCTCACTGAACCACCCGGCACCATTGGAGGATCTGGCAAAGCCGCCCATGTCTCCGCCATAGTTGCCCACCGCATAGAACCATCCCTGGCCGAAGCAAAGGTCCACCGGGGTGAACCCGATCCCGGAGGTTGCCATGTACCACAAGTCACCGTTTGCGGAGTAAAGCACATCCTGTCCGCCGCCATCGGCAATGGTGCAAAAGTATCCGTTCGACGCATTGAAGGCGATTGCCAGATAGGAGTTGTTGCCTGCCTGGGTGTCCGGCACCGTCCAGTTGGCACCGTCGTCCGAGTAGGCAATCACATGGTCCGGGGAGTCATAAGCGCAAATGACAAATCTTCCATTGCCAAATGCAATGCCCGACCACTGGACATCCATGTCCCCCGGCGCACCGGCTGAAGTCCAGGTCTCCCCCTGGTCATCGGAATACCAGATCAAATCAGGATAACTGCCAAACCCGCAGACCACCGCTCTTCCGGTATCCGGGTTGATTGCCGCACCCGTCAAGGTCTCCGTGACCGGGAACTGTTGCCCACACCACCAGTAGTATTGCCCCACCGGATCTTCTCCCGGTCCATCATACCCCTGGTCCGGTTCCCAGTCGTCCGGCAGGTCAACGGTATAGGTGGAGTGGGTGAGATCGTCTATGGTGTCCATGGCGATCTGGACGTTGACATCGGTCTCCGACAAGATCCCGTCAAAGTTGGTCACGTCCAGGAGTTGGGCCGGGTGCGTGTGGTCGTCAAGGGTGTCCAAAGATTTTTGAACGGTATCATCCGCAGAAGACAAAACATTGCCGAACAGTGTGGTGTCCACCGGCACCGTTGCGGCGGAGATGTCTTCAACGGATCCCTCCTGAATCCTGCGGACCATCACCGTGTTGCCATAGTTGGTGTCTTCGGCAACCGCTATGAAGATGTCATTGCCATAGGCCACATCATGCCATTTGGCCGGATACGGGGTCCCTTCCGCCTCCCAGTTCACACCGTCAACGGAGATGACAACCTGCTCCGGTTCTCCGATTCTTGACTTTGATACTGCCAGGAAGGTTCCGTTGCCGTAGGCGATTGCATCATAGTCGGTCTCCGCCTGCATCAGAAACGGAGTCCTTGCGGTCCAGGTGTCGCCCTGGTCGTCACTGGTCCAGACACTTCCCCCAACGGTCCCGGCATGGGTGATGACAACCCATCGGCCATTACCATAAACGGCATCGGCGGCAGGGCATCCGGTCCCTCCTTTTTCCGTTGGTTGGTCCCGGTCATCCCGCACGGAGATAACCGTCTTTGTGGCGTTGCCTCCGAAGAAGACCTGGACCGTCCCATTGCCACGGCACCCGGTAAACTTTCTTCCGGTATAGGAGACATAGGTGTCAATCATGTCACCGTACCCGTTGCGATACCAGAATCTGCCGGTGTCGGACCCGGAGTCCGCAATGATTGCGGAAGAGTCGTCAATGACTCCTAAACCATATGATATGGCCGGATAGCTTTCCATGCCGGTGTACTCGGATAGATACCATGTGGTCAGGTCGGACAAGGCGCACCATGCCCCTTTGTTTGTGGGGCTTACCGCATTGTCTCCGAACACCTCCATCCAGTATCGGCTAACACATTCAATGGCGTTGACCTTGATGTTGTCCGGGATGATTATCTGCTCAAAGGTGATGCCGTCCTTGGTCCGGGCAATGTAGTTGGGAGAGGTGACGTCTCCACCGAAGTAGAACCACCCGGTGTAGGGGTTGAACTCAATGACGTTCCATCCCCGCTGCATGAATGCCGGTAGAGAATCAGGCTCCACCCAGCCGGGTCCCCCCGGTGTGTATTCTGAGGTTGAGTCCACCTTCCATGGTGTCCAGTCCCCGTTTGCAAAGGTTCTGCGGCAGACGGTGACCGGCTCATATGCATGGGTGTAACATTGCTTGATAAGGTCGGTGGTGACCTGGACTTCAAGCATCCCGCCCACCCCAATATTCGGCGGAGTATTGGTCATCCCCACATTCAAAGATGAGTCGTAGGTATACCAACCGGGGACCGTCAAATTGTTCCAGTTTTGAGTGGTGTTGGTGATGACACTCTTTTCAACCTGGAGCTTGTCTTCAGCTACCTGGGAGTAGTATTCAACATGCCATTCGGGCGCAAGGTCCGAATCACCCAGCTCTATCCATGAGGACCACTGGAACTCTCCACCGGACAAGTAAGCCGCTCTTATTGCTGAGACCGGCACCCCGGATATATTGACGGTGTAGACCTGCCTTATCACACTATTGGAGGAGTTCTCCGTTGCCAGGATGCCGTTCTGCCCTACCTGCGGGGGTTTGTTGAGCTGGCCCAGGTCCAAGGTGTAGTCATACCAATAGAATCCACCTTCCGTAAGGTCGTTCCAGTCATCCTCGTTTCCAATCCTTCCAAAGTTCTTTTGCACTCCATTATCAACGAAGATGTCCCCCACCAGTGCCGGAAGATCCCCCTCGGTGATGCCGGTGGTCTCCCTCCAGATGCCCCAGTTCCCCTCCTCGGTGTAGTATGTTCTTACGAATGACCGTCCGGTGTCCGGCAATCCCAAGGCGGAGAAGTGCTGCCGCATTTGCCCTTCGGTCTCCTCCACGCTCAATATGCCCGTGGCGGAAGAGACGCCCGGCAATGCCCTAAGCACCGGGTCCGGAGGAGTCGCCGCACCATCCACTATGTAGTAAACACCCACTTCGTTAAGGGTGTCAACGTCTCCACCGTCCCCGATGTCAACAACCCCCTGATCCACCATTCCGCCGATAGGCTCCCAGGCCTGCCAGGTCCCGTTGTAGTGGATTCGGCTATACTTGGAGTTGTCCGCATTGTTCACATAGACCTGGAGCACATTTGAATAACTGCTGGTCACCGTCAGCATTCCGGAAGACGATAGGTTCGGCGGTGTGTTGGTCATGCCGAAGTTGAGCGCATCAATATAAGAGTAGTACCCCGGCGTTGTTAAGGCGTTCCAGTTTGCCGTGGTCGGCTCAACCCACCCCTGTTCTACAGCAATGTTGTCCTCGGTCACCTGGCTGTAATACTCCCTATGCCAGGCATCGATCCACTCCTGGGAGTCAAAATCATCTAAAGGATACCCTTCAAGGGTATAGCTGCCGTCTTCAGCCCACCGGATAAACTCGCCCGGTTCCGGCGATGTCAACGTCAGATGAAAGCCCGCCGCCAGACTGCCCGCATCCTCTACACTAAGCATGGGCATGCGTTTGGTGCGGTCCCGCTCCTCCTGCATCTGTCGGCAGATCCGGTCGAAGTGGTCCTCGATGGAATCCAGAAAATAGGCCTGCTGCTGATCAAGATCGGTGTGCTGATTTAAATAGGTCCGCCGGGTGACAATAAGCGCCTGATCGGAGGCAATGGGATCCCCTCCCGGCGCACAGGTTATGGTGCAACCATCATACGGCGGCTCGCCGGCCGGGTGGCCGATGCTGTAGAAAACAGGATCCAGCTCCACCACCTCGCCGCTTGTAAGATGGTGCAGGTAGACCACAAGCTCACTGTCAGCATAGAACCAGTAAGGGTATTGAAACTGGGTGGTGGATCCGTTACCCTGAAAAATAATCCGACAATTTTCTGCTTCCATCGTCATGGCATCATCTCCCGTTGACGCTCACAAATTATCGTTAAACCTCGTTGTCTCTCATTATTTCCTTGGCCCGGGTATCAACAGATTAAGGGGATGCCCTTCGCCTTCTTCCATCTGCCCAGCCCCCTTAATGGCATTTTCCCAAAGCCTCGATGCCGGCACACCGGATGTAAAGCTCATCAGCTCGAACAGGTCCCAGCCGATTGCCTGGGCCGCGGCCGCGGCATCCTCTTCTTCTCCTCTCAAATAGTCCGCAACGGTTTCCACCGGTCCAACCACTGCCCGCTTGAAGATCCTGCCTGCTTCGGTCCATGGTGTTTCAAGGGGCGCTGAAAAAGGACTGATCAACTCCTGGAACAGTGGCATGCCGGTCACCAGGCCATACCCCAAGGTGGTGGTCATGTAGTCCATCCAGGGTGGCATCATGTCGTCTTCTTCCGGTTCGTCCCAAGGCATGGGTTCGTTTTTGATCAGGTCTATCAGCATTTTCATCAGCATGGCCGGGATGATGGTTTCCAGAAACTGGTGCAGGGCCCAGTCCTGTTTGCTCATCTTCCCCTTGACCATAGCGTTCCAGTGCAGCTTCTTTCTCTGAAAGTACTTGCCCACCGTGAAGGTTGCGAACATGGCGAATATGCGTGCCGCCGGCGACCGCTGCCACTCGTTTAAATCCAGAGGGGTTGCCACCGGCTGAGTTTTGGCCACCACATCATCGGCATAGCGAATGGCCTTGGACAGGTCCTGCTGGTAGACATCCAGACCCTTTTTAAGCGCACCGTGCCAGATGGGCATCACCGTCATGGCGTCCACCATGCGAATCAGGATAAACATAAAATCCCGCAGCTGCCCCATGCGCACCTGGCGAGGCCCCACCTCCGGGCGCATGCGGTCCAGCTTGTTAATCAGGTCGGTGTCAACCGCTTCGGCACGTTCTCTCATGAAGGGGGATAGATCCAGAATCTGGCGATACTTGGCAATGGGGTTTCTCTCCATAATGATGGTGGTGCCCTGGATGTAGTCGGCCAGGCCGAACATGTGCAGGTGGCCCTTGAGCCAGGCCTTGCCCCCGATCTCAAACATGGCGCCCGGAGAAGAGAACCACTGCTTCAACGCCACCGAGAAGTTCATGCCCAATATGGCAGCCGTGGTCAAAGGCCTCACCTTGCCCATCAGCCAGGTCATAAAGTTATTCTCCGTTCTCTCCGGTCTGGCAACGTGCTTCAAGCCGGCCTTCATCATGTCGTAGACCGGCATGCCGAGAAACTGCTGGGCGTTGGTCACAAAGGATTCATGGTTGATAATGCGGTTGATATCCCGCACGGCTTCCACATGGGTGATGTAGTGGGAGGTGTCTCTAAAGTGAGCGGAGACGATGGACATGGACAGTTTCAAGGGCAGTTTGACGTTGTCCTGGCGGGTCTTGGTGAAACCGCTTTTGGACTTGGGCACCTGGCGGATGGCCTCGGAGCTGGCCATGAGATCATCCTTTTCAGTCCAGCCGGCAATCCTCTGGCTTTTGGAACCCATGAGCCTGCCGTCAAAGACAATGGGCGCATAACCGCCTTTCAATTTACCGTACCGGGTATACACGTCACGGGGTTTGACCTTGTCCAGGTCATACCCATTGATGCGCTTGTGGACCGCGTTAATCTCCGGATAGAGGGATTCGTAGGTGTCCCAGACCCCTTGTATGGCGTTAAGTTCTTCTTCGGTCAGAAGATCCAGCAAGGCCTCGACGGCATCATCGGTCAGGTCCGGATACCCTTGTTTCAATCGGGAGAGGTTGCCTTCATTGCCCAGATTATGCACCACCGCAAAGATCTGGTCCGCCTCCCACCATCCCATGTCCGATGCCGCCTTGCCGTTTTTGGTGTTTGACTGCCCCATCTGGCGCAATTGATACGGCACCTGGGCAATGCCTTGCTGCGGGTGGGCATTGCCGTCCAGCACGATCTTCCTGCCGTAGGTCTTTTTTAATCTCTCAATGCCCTTCAGGATCGCAGTCAGATGGGGATCCAACCGTTTATTGATGTCGGCCCGCAGCTTGACTTCTTCGTTCTGGGCGGTGCGCAACCGGTCGGAGATAAGGTTTTCGGTGATGCTCTTGACTCCCTTCCACCCGATGTTCTGATAACCGCCCAAGGCAATGCACAGAAACGGCAAAGAGTCGGCCATGGCGATGTAACTGCGCCACCTGTCCGCCAACCAGGCGCCGATCCCCCACCGCTGATAAACGCTCTTGCCCTTGATGCCCATGCTTTCGGCCACCGACAGCTGCACCGCCTCTTCGATACTCATCCTGCCATCCGCGAGCATCTGCTTCTTGGCGTCCCTGCCGCGTGTGATCAAAAAAGCAAGCAGGTCGCCCAATTCCCGCATCTGAGACATGGACAAATCTCTATAGTCCATGGTGAAACTCTCATCGGTCAGGAATATGGAAAAGGCGCCGCTGTTGTCGATGATGTCCTCATCGTCAGTCAATAAAGTGTCCAAGGGCACCTTCTTGAGCATGTCCACATCCTGGGTGGTGGGCGTGCCCAGATTGAAGCGCAGGGCCAGGGCCCTGATATTCAGCACATACTTGGGATCAATGGTCTGGGCTCTTGCCGCCCCCTTGATTTTCTTTTCGACGTCTTCAACAAACTTGCGGTTTTTGATGGCCTGCCCGGTCATCTCGTAGTTTAGGCGCACCAGCTCGTTGGCGGCCGCCGCCGGCCCGAAGTCCTGCGCAGCTGCAAAGTCCGCCTCAAGGCGGGCCTGCTTTTTCATGGCGGCCAGAAAACGACCATGTTGAACGGCTTCCCGCACCGTCATGCTGTCCAGCTGTTCTTGCGCATAGACCTTAAAAGCCTTGGTGGGCGTCACTCCTCGGGTATCCCGCTTTTCATACTTGGCCATGATCCGCAGGAATTCGCCATACTCCCTGGTGTCGAAGATATAATCCTCGGCCCGGTACTGGGCGTCATGCTCCTGCTCCAGCTGGGCGATACGGATCTTGACCGCCTCAGCCACCGGCAACAGCTGGGCGATGCTCACCACCATGTCGTAAGTCGATGTAAAAAGCGGTTCGTCCCGCACACCGTCGGCCCGCGGAAGACTTGCTGCAAAGTCCGGCGCCATGCCCCCTTGGGTGGTGGTGAACCTGGCCGGCAGCCGTTTGGTAATCTGCTCCCCGAATTCCTCCTTAAGCATCTGCCGGTTGATGCCGCCGGCGGCAATAATGGTCTGGGCCTGCAGGCGGACCGGATCGTTTTCCACATCCTTTTCCGCCTGAATCCTGCGCATTTTACGGGATTTGATGCGGTCCTTGTCCCTTTCCCTGACCATGGCTTCTTCGGCGGATGCCTTGGCCTGCCCAAGCAAACGCTTAAGATAGTTTTTGTCTTCCGCCACCACCCCCATGGCAGTCAACTGGGTGTCGGGCGGCATGGTCATGCCGGCGTTGAGGGCGGCCCACTCGATGCTGGTCTCGTCCGCCAGCATGCGGTCAAAGACTTCGCGCACCTCATCGGACAGCTCCACACCCGGCCCCAGTATTTCGGCAGCCGTGCGGTAGACCGATCTTAACCACTGCTTAAAGCGCTGGAAGGGTTTGCGCAGGGCAGCCGTGGGCGCTTTGCCTTCCCACAGGTAACGCTCAAAGGCCTTGGCGAATTGTTCATGGTGTTTTGTTTCAAAGGCTTGACCTTCCTCCATGCCCATCCATTTGCGGATGGCATTAAGGTCGGCGATGGTCTGCTCGTTTGCGGTCCCGTCCGCCACTGCTTGCCCCATGTCCATCAGGTGAACATGGCCAAGCTCATGAATGATGGTGGACAGATCGGCCCGGCCCTTAAAGAGGCTGATGACGTAGCCGGTATCGGTGGGTTTGACACTGCCGCGGGGTTTGAACTCCCCGTCTTCCTGGAAGAGTGCTAGGCCAGGTGCTTGAATTTGCCTTTCATGTACTTCAGATCGTCTTTGAATTCCTGCCTCAGCGATTCGATCTCGGAGGGTGTCAAGCGTCTTGAAACGTTTGAGGAAGTCGGCCTGGCTTTGGGTGAGGGAGTCGAGGCTTCCGGGTGCTCCGTATTCGGCAAGGAGCTGTTCGAGTTCTTGTCTGTCATGTTTCTGCTCCAGTTCAGCGATGGTTTCGGGTTTGGCGGCCAGCACCGTTGACCCCCTGGCAAATCCAAGGGTGGTCACATGGACAACTTTACCATTGCGCGATTCAATATACAAGCGCAGGTCGTTCAAGGTGGCGCCCGAGGTCACCACATCGTCCACCAGAATATAGGTCTTTTCCGGTATCACATGCCCCACAAAGTCCGCCGGCGCAAACAGCCGCTGCACTGCGCTCTTTTGACTGTGGGCGGACACATTGACCTGGACGATATCATCATGAACTTTAAGACCGCCGATGTCCTCGATGGCCTGGGCATAAGCTGCCGGCAGTTTGTTGTGCCCCGTGGCTTCTTCAGCAATCACGGGAACTACCAGTGCACCGGGGTACTGCTCGGCCAGGGCTTTGATGCGGTCCGGTTTGATCACGTTTGCAACCAGCTCAATAGCCGAGTCCCTGTCACCCGCCTTGGCTTTGGTATGAAGTTCCTTGTTCTTTTTGGTCAACGTGCTGTTGGTGGTATGCACCGTCACATTGGGAAAGCTTTCCGGCCAGGGTGCGGCGTAGCGCTCTTTCAGCTCTTTGGGCGGTGTGTCGGGTAAAAGGGTCTCTTCCCGCCGGCCGGGCTCCTCCCGGATATTCCAATACTTTTTATATTCCCGGCCCTTGCCCTCTGCCGTTTCGCACTGGTCGCAGGTCCCCGGGTTTTTAAGCGACCCGTTGCAGCAGGCCGGCATGCCCCACAAAGGATCCCCCTGCTTGTCACTCTTGTGCAGGGGTTGCTGCATGATGGTGAAGTCGGTCTGCATCAGGGCCTCATGGATCCGGTTGTAACGCTCTGCCAATTCCGGAAACACCTTGGGATCCGCGACCACCTCCCGCAGGATCACATTCCACCCATTGGCCCGGGCTTCCTCCGCCCACTTAAGCCGGTGCATGGTCTCCACAATCCCGTGCCATCCGGATACCGTCACGTTGATCATGGATCTTGCGGACAAAGGATGGGGCGGCGGCGGCGTGTGGTAGGCGCTGACATAGAAATCGATCTGATTGGGATTGGCGGCCAGCATGGCGTCCAGCACTTCCGGCATTGCCAACCAGGCAGCCCCGTCGGTATCCACTCCCTGGCGAATGTCCACACCGTCCGCCTTCTGCAATCGGGTCGTCACCTCCGCGGCCGGCATGCGCCCCTTCTGGGTGGTCAGGGTCAGCTGCCCATAGCGTTTGCTGCCCTTGTGCGTGTTGACCTTGATGTCCAGGGCAGGGTAGCGCTTTTGGGTCTTTTCCATGCCGTTCTTGTCGTAATAGGTCTGGACCTCGCCTCGAAGCTGTTCGCTTTTAACCGGTACGGTGATGTCGCCGGATGCGACGTTCTCCCGTCCATAGCGTGCCCCCTGGCGGCCGGCGTAGCACTCCCCATAGTAGCACTCTTCGCACATGGAGATGTCATTGTTGACCGCCCAGGCCATGCGCCCGCAACCGAAGATATCCCAGCTGCGGCGTCCCCGCGGTGCGCTGTAGGTGGGAAACATCATCTTCTCGTTGCCGTAGAACCCGGTGATCTTGTCGTTGTAGCGCAGGGCTTTGCGATTCTCCTGCACCACCGGTGTAAGGTAGGTGGTCCTCTCTGCCTTTTCAATCGCCTCGGCCATGGAGGTAGCATCATCATCTTTTTCCAACTTGGTCTCGTCAAAGTTTTCCGCCAGCACATGGTGCGCCAGTTTGACACCGGTTTTCTTCTTGCCGGCAGCCCCCCGCATGAAGCGCCACTGGCCATGGGAGAACACCGGCTCTTCGATGCCCTGGAACTTCTCCTGGTTCTTGGTCGCCGCACGGTTGGCCTCAGTCACATTGAAGACCATCCTGCCGGTTCCAGTATCCTCCTTAAACCCTTCGGCCATGGCAATGTCGGGCAGTTTGGACAGCTGGTCGGCAAACTCTTCCCGCGTCATGTTGGAGGCGCCCACCTGGGCGGCGTCAAAAGGAATATAGGTTCCGTCCGGCGTCACAATTCCATCGTAACCTTCACCCGCAAGGGTCTGCTTGAGCTCTTCCAGTCCCCCTTCCTTCACACCGGCATACTCTTCTTCGGTAATCTCTTTCGGCTTGCGAATAGCCAGATATGACCTGTCTTCCAGGCGCTGCTCGGCATAGGCCCGCAGTTGTCTGTTTTCGATGCGGGGTTGATACCCCGTCACCCCCGGCGCCACCTCGGTAGGGTAGACCTGCAAAGGATTCAGGCCCGGATCCACCACTTTACTTCCGGCAAACCAGTCCCTGAACTCTTCCCGCTGAGTCCCCGCCTCGGGCAGTTCCAGGTTGCCTGCAATCCGGATCCCCTTAAGGTAGGCCGCCGGATCCTCTTTCCCGGATGCCATGCGGGCCAGTATCTCTCCGGATAAAAGGTCGGCATACTCTCTGGTGAATCCCGCGGCCAGGACATCCTTTCTGATTCGGGTGACTTCCTTGTTGACCGCCTTGCGTTCCTCCTGGGCGGCCCGGGTGCGTTCGGAGATCTTCCTGACCTCCGCCTTCACATCCACCGCTTCGACTTCCCGTTTGGTCATGGCCGAAGGCGCCGGTTTGATGTCCTTGCTCAAGGCCTTGAAGTCTTCATCGGGAAGTCTGGCCATCAACTCCGACAAGGGCACGGCAATGTCCTGCCCCATCTCGGCACGCTGCTGCGCCACGCCCGGGTCAATGCCCACCTGCTGGAAAACAAGCTTGGCTTTCTCCGAGTCGCTCTGGAAGAACTCCGGTGCGATGAAAACATCTTCTCCCGCCCCCACCATGTCCAGGTGTTCCTTGGATGCCTCGGGGTTTCTCTCCTTGGTCTTGGTGCCGTTGACCGCATCGTTCATGTTGTTGACGGCATCGTGAAACCGGTCCGCCTCACGCATCCCGGCAAACAATTCGGTGCCGGCAAACATGTTGGCCTGCCGGATCCTTTGAGCCTCGGTCCCGGCATCGATGACGGTGCCGCCGGCGCCCAGTACCAGTGTCGCCGCAAATGCTTCCTTGCCCGCCTCAAACAGCCGCGGCTGAACATCGGACCACTCAAGCTCTTTGAAGGCGGAATCTTCGGTCAGGTCCTTGGCGATCTCGGCGCCCACAATGGTGACCGCCTCCTGGGCGACTTCGGTCAAGGTCTCGGTGGCAACGCCCAGAGCGTATTTGCCCACAAGCCGAAGCAAAGCCTTGCGCACCGTGGGCTGTTTCAAGGCCTTGGCCACAGATGTCCTGGCCCATCCTCCCAGCAGTTTTTCACCCCCGGGAAGATATTTAAGGCCGACAAACTCCAGGCCTGCGTTGATTCCCCCCACTGCCATGGATGCCATGGCCGCCACCTTGGGGTCGATGGGGCTGCCGTTCTCATCGGTCAGAGACAGCATCTCTTCCAAAGCAAGGCCCGACTCCATGACGAACATGGCGTCCGCCGATCCCACCTTGACGCCCGCCGCATACATGATGCCGCCGGCAACGGGTGCGGTGATCACTTCTTCCGGCGTCAAGGCCTGCGGTCCCATCTGGCCGACAGCTGCCGCGCCCATGGCGCCGGTCACTCCGTAAGCGATACCTGTTGTCTGGCCTGCCGCAATCTGATGCAGCATCAGCCGCCCCTGCTCAGCCGCACCGGTGGCCATGGTATCCAGGAAGGTGGGATCCTCCGGTGTGGTCACCCTGCGGGCCTCGGCCATGGCGATCTGGTTTTCCAGAGTGGGATCCACCTTGCCCAGCAGAATGTTCTTGGCCTTCTGATGGTAGAGATTGCCGATGTGGATGTTGTCACGGCTTGCCTGCCAGGCCTGCTTCATGCGGGAAGGAAGAGTGGGCGATCCCTGAATGAATTCAGGCAAAGGGCCAAGTGCTTCGTTGGGAATCAGGCCTTCGCCGGCCGCCAGTCGGGCAGGTGTGTTCTTGATGCCTTTCCATGCCCGTTCAACCAGGGTGAGTTGCTTGTGATCGTCCCACGATACTGCAGACGATGCCAACTGGCTCATATACTTTGCGGTCCCAGGAGAGGTCCGCATCAGCTCGTCGGTATCGGGGCTTTTAAGCTTGTTCTCTACTTCCTTCTGTTTTTCGCGCACCAGAGAATAGGGCAGACCGCTTTCTTCGGCCAGGCGTTGCCGTTTGGCTTCCACCTCCGGATCCATCTCTCTTGCCAGGTTGACACTGCGGTCCAGGTCGGTGGACTGCTTCAGAAAGTCGTAAGCGTCGGTGGCGCCGGCGTCCGTCAAGGACCCGCCGGATTCTTTTTCCACCTGAAGGCGATTTAAAAATTCACTCACGGCATCGCCCCCTGAAACTGCTGCTGAAGCTCCCAATCCCTTTTGGCCGCCTCTTCCGCCTTGAGCAGGGCCCCACGGGTGAGCATGAAATCTTTCATGTAACGCCGGCGTCCTTCCCTGGTGTTGGGATAGATGCTCTTAAGCCATGGTTTAGCGGTGAACTCTGAGATAATCGCTTTTTCTTCCGCATCGCTCACATCCGGCAGCCAGATATCCCCGCGGCCCTTTTCAAGTGCCATTCCATAGGTCTCGTCCTTATCCCACCACCAGCCGGATCCCTTAGCCTCGCCTTCCAGGGTGACATTGACCATGGCGTCAGAAACCAGCTGCCGCACCACCTCGTCGGTGACCGCCTTGTCCGGGTGAAGATTTCTTTTCACATAGTTCCAGACATACTGGTACTCTTCCGGCTTCTCATCGGCCTTCTTGCCCCGCATGGTGGCAAACATGGTGCGCACGGTCGAATCCTTGAGTCCTCCGGTGATTCCCCCCTTACGAAAGTAATCTTCCGTTTTCTTCCAGTCGTCCTGATCGGCATAAGGCTTGTATTCCCGCCAGAGGGTTTCCATGTCGGCAATCTCTCCGCGGTCAATGCGCATGCGGGCCTCAAGCATCTTGGCCGGATCCGTAACCGTCTTCTTGTTTCCGAAACGATCCTCGGCCAGCTTGACCAGTTGCAGCTGAAGCTTGCCGTCCTCCTCCTTGTAGGCGATAGACAATGCATTGCTCAGGCTGTCGGCATGGATAATCTGCTTGGTCATGTCGGATTCATGCTGCTGTTTGGCTTCTGCCTCGATGTACTTTCTTTCAGTCTCCCTGGCCTTGATCCTTGCCAGCGTGGCGTCCCGCACCTTGGCGTCCTTGATTTTGCGGGCCTTCTCCAATTTCTTTTCGTAGGCAGGTGTTGACGCCACGATGTTATCCGCCCGCATCTGACTTTCCTGCGCCACCGTTGTGGTTTCAAGCTTGCCCTTGAGCATCGTTTGAACCTCTCCGGGGATCTCGTCCAAATGCGCCTTGAAGTACTCGTCGGCCCGGGCCGGGTTGTCCTCGATCATGGCCTCGATGATCTTGGTGTGGAACTTTCCCGTCTCCTTCGCCACCTGGTCATCGATGACCTCCCGGTCCCGGCCGGCGAACCTTTCCCGGGTGGTCATCTGAACTTCCATCAGGCTTTCGTCCACAAAGTCCTCATCCCATCTGTTTTGAATCGCATCGGAAGTGGTCTGGTCGATGAAGGCCTGCCTGGTGGAATCCTCGTAAAGGTCGATTTGTTTTTGCTGGTGAGCTATGGCGCCATCCAGGTGATTGTTGACCAGGGGGTAGTAAGCCTGTTTGAAGAGTTCCTGCTGCGCCGGCGTTGGCAGCCGGGCCATCCAGTGGTCTTCCTGCTCGTCAAAATAGGCGGCGCTTTCATCAAAGACGTTAATGCCCTCCTTGCCTTCCTTGGCGTACTGCTCCGCCATGTACTTGCGGTCCGCCGCCCGGGCCTGATTGACAATGTCTCTTACATAAGCCTTGTCTTTCTTTTCCTGGTAGACCATGGCGGAGTCGTATATCTGTTCACCCGCGGATGCGGCAGCCGCCCCCAGTTGAGACACCGCCGCGCCCAGTCCGGCCCCAAAGGCATCGGCTGCGGGGTCCGGCATTCGCGTTGCCTGGGGCAAAACCTTGCGTTCATAGCGTCTTACGGTGGGCATTGGTTATCTCCCCCAGTTGTAACGGAAGTCTTTCCGTTGGCTGTAGTAATTCGAATACATTTCCGACCGGCGTTGCTGGTAGGTGCTCTGGGGCTGGTTCTGCCGGTACTGGGCATACTGGTTGGCCACACTTGACGTGGTGTTCAGCGCGGTGCTTGCGATGCCGAACCATTTAGCCGTATGGGCGGACCTTTGCGCGGCCCGGGCAGCTGCGGCGTCATAAAGATGCGCCCACCGCTGCATGCGGAAGTTATGCCTCAGCGTCAAGGCGTCCATTTCCCCCAAACGTCCGGTCTCCACCTGCACTTCCAGAGGGCTGCCCACATTAGGATCCACGCCGGATGCCCCTAAAGACGCACGCTGTTTGCCAACCTCGCTGCGGGTGGCAATGCGTTGCCGCCTCACCGCGGCCCTTTCCTGTAGTCTGGTTTCCCCCGCGGCCTTTTTACTCATCTCGGCCTTGTGCTTGTACTGCTCTTCCGCGGCACTGCCCTGCATGTAACCGCCCATCATCTGGCCGACCATTCCCAATACCGATGCCCCCGCGCCAATGCCGGCGGCCGCCGCCACGCTACACATGGTACCCCTCCCGAATCTTTTTAAAGTAGTAAAAAGGCATGGATTTAGGACCGTAGGGCAGGGGCTCGTCGGACAGTGTGAACCCCAGCCACTTAAGCCACTTGATGGACATAACGTTTCTCTCGTCCACCCAGTTGGAGAGTATGGGGTAAAGCGTCAGCACCTGGTCGAGAAGAGATTTGCTGTGGCGCACAATGGAGAGTTTAATCTCTTCCATGCGGTCCGTTCCCAGCATCCAGGGCACGGCATTGAAGCCGGTCAAAGAAAACGGATGAACGCCGAACAGCCCGATGGCCTCGCGGTCCCAGATAATCGCCCACCTGTAAAGGCTGTTGTTCCAACACACCCGCAGCATCTCGTCGGGGTCCTTGCCGGTGGCCGCCAGGACCTCATCGCAGTCCGCCTTGCGCAAACGTCCCGTCACATTCTGCACATGCTCATCGTTGCCGGGCACCACATAAGGGGAGAGCATTATTCGCATGCCGTTAGCGGTCTCCAATATGCACCTCCGGTATAACCGCCAGTACCGTGATAGGAACCGGGTCCGCAAATGATATTCTGATAACAGGCTCGTTGCTCCACCCGGATGGCGTAAGAATCGACACCTCCCCGGTGCGCAGGGCAACGGGGTCCTGCCCGTCGTGAACATCTCTGATTCTGATCTCGTCCGGTTCTGCTCCATATTCTCCACAATCCACATAGCCGGTTCGGGTGCGTTCCACTTTCATGGTCACCCGGTTGACCACCTGCCGCCGGCCCTGTCCCGTGCCCTGTTCGTCTCCCACATCCAGGGGCAAGGTGACGATTTCTCCCTGGTAGGGAAGCCCCACAATCACCCGTTTGGAAGCTCTGGGAAGCACCACCTGCCCGTTTGCAACCACCAGGTCCCTTATCACCGCACCATCGGCCAGGGCATTCACCGTCCAGCCTTCCAGATGGTCAAGACCGGTGATCGTATCCGTTGGCGTGGTGGACATGTGGCCGATGGCGGCATCTAAAAACCAGTAGTCATAGGGGGGTGTCTCCGGGGTGAAGATCGTGTCGGCAAAGCCTTCGTTGTAAAGCCGGTCGATATTCTCGATGCGGTGGTCTTCCGCATGCACATGGACGGTCAAGCGGGGTTTCATTCGTTCGATAAAGTAGTTCGCAAATACATTGTCGTCTACGGTATTGAAGCGCCACACCGCCATGTATAGCTCGTCCTCAACGGTTGTCGGCAGCACGCACACGTCATGCACTGCCGCAATATTGAAGTAATGGCGGTGCCACCCGATCACTTCCTGTTCGGGAAAGTAGGTGAGGGCAAACAGCTCTCCGGTGGACATGGCGCACCAGATAATCTGGTGGTCAAGCCCCTGGTAGGTCCAGGAGATAATCCTGCGGTCTTCGAAGATATGCTTGGCCAAAACCGTCAGGTCTTCCCCCTGCAAGCGGTCGTTTTCAAAGTTGTAGGTCAGGTCCCGGATGCTTTTGGCGCCCCTCTGGACATACACCAGCCGGGCATTGATCAGGAGTGCTTCCAATGCTTCGCACCCGTCCGCGGTCTGAATCTTGGCGGAGATGCTGGTGGGTGTGATGGCGTCACTGCCACTGCCGGCCTTCATGGCCCAAATGGCGTTATAGGTGCCCACCACAAGGTCGGTGGAAGATACCAGCCATTGAATCTCGTCTATCTTGCGGGATGCCAGGGAATAGATGATGGCGTCATCGTCCGCGCCCGGAGAGAAAAAGCCGAAGTCAAAAAAGTTTCCGGTCCTGCTCATCCAGATGGTTTGCGGGAAATTAGCCGTGTTGGCCAGCACCAAACGCTGTTCGTAAAAGGTGATGTGCTCCGGGTAGGCTTCTAAAAAATCAATCCCCGGCATCCAGGCCGGCAGACGCCAGTCGGTGGTGGACAGATCGGCCCTTGTGATATGCAGGTTGCTGATCGCCCCCACAAACCCGGATTCGCCCCAAGGCCCATCGATGACCACATAGAGATCTTTCTCGGCCTTGGGCGCTGTAAACTCGAAGCTGTACTGGCCCTGGACAAATTCGACATAGAACGTCGTGATCGTATCATCCGGATTGAGAAGGTCCTTCTTGCCAGCGGTCGTCTGAATATTGATCCGCATGGGGTAGGTGTCCATGATGGACTCGCCATAGAAATCCACCCGGTAGCGCACCTTGGGCGAAAAGTAATCTATTTGCTGCTGGATTCCGGCGTAATTGCCCATCAAAGTGACCCAGTTGTCACCGGCAATGGTATGGGCGGTTGCCGTCCCCCCGTTTGAAATGTTTGTCCAACCGTCAAGACCGTCGTCAAACTCGGGGTTGTAAACCAGGTCATAGCCCAAGGGATCTTCCACGCGCATGTAAACCGTTCGCGCATCAACATACTGGGTGATCTCTCCGTATCCCCATGAGATATCCGAAGGGTCCAGAGGATCGGCAAAACCGATGCGGATATAAGATCCCACCATGGCCGGCGTGAACAGGTCCTGGCTTGCCGTCACCTTGACCAGACCGTCCACCCCGTCCACCGTCAGTATAATGCCGATATCTTCCGGTCTGAGGGGCGCCCAAGGGCCATCAACAAAGGCAAGCTCTTCGCACACCCAGTTGTCTTCGGCATAGCGCTTGACCGCCTGCGGCGGATGATTGCCGCAGACGATGAAGAGCATGTCGCCGCTCTGGGCATAGTCCAGCTCTTTGAGTTCATGCCACTGATAGGGATGCCACACCCACAAATCATTCCCATTGGCCTGGGTGATGAGCTGCCCGTCTTTAAGCGGCGCAAAGTAGTTCTGGATAAAGACCAGCATGTAGCTTTGCTCGGTGTTGAACTGGAAGGGGATCAGCCGGGGAGGCGCCACAGGATATTCAGTGCTTTGCGGCACCGTGAAAAGGTACTCGGTCCCGGGTCGGTTGGAGACGCCCCCCTGCGGATGGACAATGGCGTTGAGGCATTTTTTAAGCCCGTTTTTGTAGCGGGCCAGGTCTACCCGGCCATACAAAGATGGTCCGACCTCCCCAGCTGTAAACGATGGCTGAAATTGATGCGCCATTATTTCCTCGCATCCAGAAAGGTGGTGAAGTGATTGATCGGATCCTGATGCGTTTCCGCCGCATCATTCTTGCCGGCCGAGTTGATATGGTAAGAGTAGATCTCCATGGCCGACTGCTGAACCGCCAATGTCTTGGTCAGGGGCATGGCAAGATCCGCCGCCAATCGCCAGGACAATGCCGCTGCAAAGGCGCTGTCGAATCCATCCGCATCGGTCACATGGGCGGTGTAAATCAGGATTGCGTCAGGCTCATTAGTCAGAATCAGCTTGGGGTAGCCCTCATCCAGCCGGGCCACCCTGAACTCAATCGGCTTGAGGTAGGCCCCAGCAAATATCTCCCTGGCGTGGAAGCAATCGGTGGGGTATTCGTAAGCATAGAGGTATCCATGGAGGTTCGGCGGAGTAAGCAGGGCAAGCCTGCGCCTGCGTTCCGCAAAGCCCCATGGATGGTCACGCAGCACCTGGTCCCTGGCCGAAGCATACAGCCGGCTGCAGGCCCGCGCCTCCTGGCATTGATCGGTTAAAGAGTTGATCTGGCGGGCCCCAATATGGTCAAGGGCCATCTGACAGATACCTATCTCACTGGCCATTTAAGGAGCCCTCCTTGTCAGATCTATTCCGTTGATTTCTTCGCGGCGGCCGGCTTGCTCTTTTTGGCTGCCCTCATCTTGCTGATAAACTCCTCCGGAGATTTGGAGACCGGCTCAAAGTGGGGCATCGCATCGACGGAAGAGCTCATCTTTTCGCCCACCTCATACAGCCGGGAGTTTCTGAAGCATGTCGTGGTGCATATGAATTCAGTCATGGTCTTGACCTCCTTATCTGGCAAAGCCGTACTGCACGTCTTTAACCAGGCCCGCGTATACCCTGCCGGTGGTCGGTGCGCCGGTGATGGTGAAGTTCACCCGGCTGTAGCGCAGTAAACCACTGGGCAGGGCAAACAGGGCAAACTTTGCGCCGGCTGTAAGGTCGGTGATGTCGTAGCTGGTGGCGATTGCAGTCGCACCAACGAAGGCCTCATTGGCTGCCGTTTCCAAAATCACGGTCATGGACCCGTCGTCAAAATCTTCGGTGACCTGTACAACCAGGGCCACCGGTTCACCCGGCCCGATATCGTTAACCGTGTGGTCGATGACATGCTCGGACGCCCCGCTTGCAAGGATCTGCTGCGTGTGAACCAGGGGGTCGGCGGCGTCACCGGTATAGGTGTTCTGTTTGTCGAGTATCATTTAAAAAACCTCCCTTTCATCCACTTGCATCACCCGGGGTGATGCGGCATCCCCCCAGGTACACAAAGTGGTATTAAGCCACCTGATCTTCGGTGTTGAGCAGGGCATCGTTCATGCGGATGGGAATGCCCCAGAATCGTGTGATGGGCTTACCGGCGTACATGTCGATGGTTAAGTTGACGTTGCTCTTTTCTTCGGCCATGATTTCAAGCCAGGTCTTGACGGTCCGGTTGGCGTAAATCACCGTGCGCCCCATCCCCATGTTGGGGATCTTGTTGTAGGCCCGGATCATCAACCGCATCAAAGGTGCGCTGTTGTCCGCCGTTTCATCTCCGAAGGAGGGAAGATCGCTCACATCGATGTTGGCGATGCGCACGCAGTAGCGCCAGTCGCGCAGGCAGAACCCGAGGTCCCACTTGTAATGGGTGCGGTAGCCTTCATAGTTGTTGCCTTGCGGATCCTGCAAGGTGACCTGCCCCTTGTCGTTGTGCTGCAGGCCCATGGTGCTGCCCTTGGGGAAGATCATATGCGCCGTATTGGCTCCCCAGGTCACGAACCACATGGAAGTATTGTCGGTGCCCGTGCCGCCGCCATCGAGAATGTTCTCGGCGTTCTCTGCGGTTATATCGTTGTAGCGCGGCGCAAGGCCCATGATGCGTTCCGGATCCGTATCGCTGTTGCCGTAGAAGAAAGAACTGGCAACCGTCTGGTTCATGGACTCCAGGAAAGGCTTGTCTTCGGACATTCTGAATTCGGAGGTGTTGCCGTTGAGATCGGCCAGGCTCTTGTCTACTTCGCTGTAGCCTTCCAGCATGCCGCATGTATCGGTCACCTGGGCGGTTACGGATTTACTGATGGGCACCCCGTAGTTAAGCAGGCGCCAGGTGAGTTTGGGAAGTCCCCCGCGGACGGTGGTCCGGTGTCCGGTGGGAAGGTTGCCCTCCACCCACATCATGTCATCCAGGCACTCATTGGTCTGGTTAAGCAGTTCTACAATAGTGGCGATCTTGCCGTCCGGATCCAGTCGTTTGGCCCATTCAGACAGGGTTAACGCCACGTTTCCAATTGTTGCCATTTTGGCTGCTCCCTTTTCAAAAGATGATTAGATCTTCTCTTGATTGGGGTAGAGTATCTGGGCATGGCTTTTAGGGTTGACCGCGCCGGTTCCTTCGGCGCCGCTGTTGATAGTATCCTCGGAAATCGCTTTACCTACCCGGTAGAAGACACGCACCATTTCCGGATGGTCGCCCAATCCGGACTCTTCAAGGGCCTTTCTAAGCTCGGGGCTGCCGAACTTGTCCAGGGCCTTGACCGCCAGGCCCACTTTCTCTGCCATGGCGGAACCACCAATCTCTGCGTCTGTCTTAATGCCTTCCACCCATCCTTTGCGAAGGTCCGCCAATGCCTCTGTCTGAGCAGTTTTAAAGGCGTCTATCCGGCCGGCGAATATGTCGACCAGCTTCTGCGCCTGATCCTGGGTCAGGTTGAGTTCTTTGGCTACAGGGGTAAAGCTGTCAATTGCCTCCCGGTCCAGCTCCATGCCGTCCCGGATGGCGAAATCTGCGTATTGTTCCGGCGCCCCTTGCGGGGCACCCGTATCCGATTTTTCTTCGGAAGATTTTTCACCAGCAGTATCTGTGCTTTGATTCTGCTCTGTCGTCTGGCCCGCGGTCGATTGATCATTGCCTGTGGTGTCATCCGTTGCGGTCAATGTCGTGGTTGCGGTCTCTTCACTCATCTGTTTTTATCTCCTGGGTCTTCTCCTGTTGTTGACTCAGTAGCAGGATAATCTTGCCCGGCGCCACCGCGGTCACGTCGGCAAGATACCGGTTGACCAGGTTGCGGGCGCCTTCGTTAAAGTAGGTCCAGGAGTTGCCGGTCATGGAGGTGCTAAACACTTTGCCCTCTCTCACCATGCGCCGAAAGAATCTGATTCCCGCCTTTGTATCCAGCATGGCCCGGATGTCTTCCAACTCCTGTTGTCTTGCCAGTGTGGCCTTCTCCTGCTGCCGGGCCACCGATTGAGGGTCTGCTGCGTTATGCTGTTGATTCATATTCCTTTAAGCTGCCTGTCTTTGTCCCTGCGGCGATAACCCACCCAGGATAGTTGTCAAGGCGTTATTGCCTTCGGTGTCCGCCTGGCTCAATGCCTTGGCTCCCTGTGCCAGTGCGGTGCCTTGCTCCATGGCCTGCTGCATCTGCATCTGCTGGGCTCGTTCCGCTCTGATTACTGCCACATCGTCATCGGTGCGGATAATGCTGGGCGGCACGCCCACCATATCGGCGTACTCGTCTACCGCTTCATCGTGGTTGAATTTATCCAGTGCTTCCGGCTGAACTGCCGCCAGATTGCCGATGAAGGCGGCCACCTGCTCAATGGCGGTCACGCCCACCATCTTCTGCGCCTGGGCCAGAAGGGAGATGTATTCAATCTTCAGCTCCATGCCTTCAAGCTCTTCCGGCGGCAGGGGGATCAGGCCGGCCTCGTCCATCAGGAAGAAGGTTCTGTCAATCACCCGGTCCAGCAGTTCCGGCTGGATCCGCTCTATCACTGGCCCGAGCATCAATAACTTTTCTTCATGCCTTTCAAGCACTTCCGTTGCCGTCATGTCCTTGGGGCTGTTGGCGATCAATAAAAAGAGATCCGCAAAAAAGCCCTCCCGTATGGCGGCCTGGACCTTTTCAATCTTGTACTCGATGCTCTGGAAATCCGGATTCACCTGGTAGGCCGGCGTAAAGCCCTGCTGGCCGGCGTTGACATCAAGGTAGTTCACGCCGCCGGGAATGATCGACGCCCCCTTGAATTTCAGATTCATAGGAGCATTCATGGGCGGATCCACCAGCTTGTCCAGGGCAATGAGGCTTTTGGACTGCATCTTGTGAAGCATTTTCACATCGCCCAAGGTCTCCATGCCCGGGCTCATGCCATAGACATCGGTGCCGGTCACACTCCACCTGGGCGCCATCACCGGGAACATGTCGTAGCCGCTTTGGCGCAGGAACTTGTCCCCGTGGGCCTTGCGCTCATAGGTGACACTTCTATAGGGTTTGTACTTTCCTTCCAGCAATCCGGGCATATGGTCAGGATTGGGCTCGATCACATGCACCAGCTGCACCCATTTGTCCCCATTGCCGTTTTTGACCATGTTGACCACGGACTGACTGCAGTTCTCCTCACCGAATTTGTCCACCACGTTTCCGGCAGTGGACCAGTAGACCCGATAGAAGGTGTTCACCCGTTGGTTGGCGTCCGTTGCAATCTGATACTCTCCCACCGTAAACGGGTAGCACCGGATCACCGTGTTGTAATCGGCGTCAATGGCCATGGCGCCGGTGCCGAATGCGCCCATCTCGTAATAGAGGTTGTGGGTTGCCGTGTAGAAGTTGGACCGGTGGAAGACATAGAGCATGCGCTTGCGCACTTCTTCCAACCAGCTCTTGACCGGCGCGTGCTCTTCCATGTCCTTGTCCGGCAGCCCCAGGCGATACCAGGGGCGAGCGGGAGAGGTGAGCCCGCTCTGCATGCCCGCAGCCAGCACCCGCAGGGCACGCCCCCCGGAGTTGTCCACGATATCCTGGTGGCGTTTGGATCCGTCATTGGGCAGGGTGTCACGGTCCAGGAATCTACCTTTACGGGGAATCAGGTGTTGGCTGATATCCTTGTAGTGCAGTTTCCAGGTCTCGAACTCCTGCTCCAAAATGGCCAGACGTTTGTTGAAATCTTTCACTTCCATGTCACTGCCCCAGCAAGGTCTTGCCGTAACCGGTGGATCCCGGCCCGGTCAGGATGGTGCTCATGATCCCGCCGCTTGCCCTGCGCCGGCGTTCGCGGTCGGAGTCTCTGAGCAAATTCCTGCGGGACTCAGTGTCTTTCTCCGGCGCCGGCGCCTTGGGCGCTTCAATTTTAGGAGTGCTCATACACATAGGGTTTCCCTATCCAAAAAGTTGATACTCGGTTGTGCAGGTTTCATATTTTCTTTGCTGCGCATGTACATGGTCCCGATGGACCGGAAACGCAAAGGTCAACGCCAGTGCGTCCCCACCGTCCGGCGACAACAAAAACCTCTTCTTGATCTCCTGCTTTCTCTCCAGCTTGATCCTTGAGCGGATGTCATAAGTGTAGGATGCCGCCACCAGATCCCCGTGCAGCTCGTCGTCGTCCGGAATGCAGGGAGGCTCGTTTTTATCCGTAAGCCACTTCTTCATCTCCCCGTACATCTCAGCCCGTTTGTTGTAGTATGCCCCGGTGTTGTCCGCCGTTGACCCGAAGTTCACCACCCGCACCCGGTCCCCGAATCCGGCCTCACGCAGCATACCGGCGATCTCCCATCCTCCGCCACCATAGTCCAGAAACAGCATGTCCACATACGGCTCCCCCGACAGCTTGCGGATGCAGTAGGAGACCTTCTCCGGAAAAGTGTTGAAGCGGTTGTACGAAAGGCCGAAGGCATTCAGCCCCTGCCGGTAGATCCATGCGTCCCTGTCGTCCCCCTCCCTGGCCGGATCGAATCCCGCGATGACCGCGCCGATGCTGCGGTAGGCCTTCTGCCGCCTTGCCCGCATCACGTCTTCATTGGAGATAAACGACTCAACGCCGGTGGTCTGGAAAGCCTCGTCGGGCGTTGCCGGGTACTCCTGCTTGAAGAGCAATGCATCGCCCAGCTCGATGATCTTCTTTCTTCTCCACGCCATTTGAGCCATGTCCAGGTCGTACAGCTCCATGTACTCCAGCTCTTCATCCTCCAGCTTCATATCGGGCTGGTCGTGGTCCCTGTACTCATCCTGCCAGTACCAGGGAATAAAGATGGCAATGTATTCGCTCTGCCTGGTGGATGCCTGCTTCCAGGCCTTGTAGTAAAAATTTCCGATGCCGTTAGCCGTGCTTTCCAGAATGACCTCGGTCCCCTCCTTGTCCGGCACCGCCTGCAGGATGCCCGAGGCATGCGTCTCGGCGTGGGGCCAAAAGGCGACCTCCGACCCGTGAAACAGCTGGATTGTCGAGGACCGCCCAACGCCTTTGGAACCTGCGGTCCCCACGCGATAACCCGAGTCCAATTGGTCGAAGAGAAGCTCCTTGCGGTTGGATGCGCCCACGCTCGGCCTTAGATCCTTGTGCATGTAGGTGTGATAACGGTCGACGATGTCGAATAGATTTTGGGTGGCTTCCTGCTCGTGGGTGAGGATGAAGGTGCGGATCCCCTTGAAGTGGCTTGTCTTGTGGTAAAATCTTCCTCCGACGTAGGTGCTGCATCCCTGCTGCCGGCCTTTCAGTATCAAGGCCCGAACCTTGCCGGTCTCTTCTCTCTGCTCTTCAAGGCGTCCGTGAAGGTAGGTCTGTGCGTCGTTAAAGACAAAAGGCCGGATTGCTCCGCTTTTAGTGCGGATCTTAAGGAAGTGCCGGCTGTACAGCTCGTAGTCGTCCGACAGGCGCCAGCGCCATTCAAGCTCTTTGATCAGCTCCTTTCCCCCCGTGACCAATTAACTTCCCCCTCTCTTCTTCCAGTTTTGAAATCCAATCGTCATGGGTGACCCTGACGTTGGCTTCAACGTATTTCATGTCCGGAATGATTTTCTTGAGTAGAGCAGCCATCAGCGTCGGGCTGTTCCAGGCCTGCTCCACAGCACGCTCCAGGATCTTCTGTTTTTTCTTCTTCTCAACGCTCTTGATCGCCTTTTCCAGCTCCCTGCGCCACTGGGTCACCGAGACGGACCCCTTGGGCCTTCCTTTCGGATTTCCGGACTGCCCCGGCTTGAACTGCCCCTTTCGGTGTATCTTAATCTGATCCATCTCTCGCGCCTCTCCTTTTCGTTAATAACACTACATATTGTTATTGTAAAGCATTAACTATACAATATATTGAGCTATTCCTGTTCAATTCCTGCCCCATGACTGTTCGTTTTTCCCCTGTTATGCTAAATGAGACATATCCCGCAAAATTTCGCTTTGTTGAACTGATAATATCCATATGGTATATTTTGTGTCGTTTTGTATCGTTCCATTCTGTTTTGTATTTTTTAATCCTTTTTCATACGGAGGCTATAATGAAGGCTAAAAGCGAGAGTGCTGCAAAGAAGGGGTCGGATGATATTGCCTGCCCCCGATGCGATAATCCCAATGCGTATAAGTATCAAAGCGAGCAGCCGCTCCAGCTTTATACCGTTATGCAGGTCGCCAAGATTTTGAATATAGGGAAGAATACCGCATATGAGTTAGTGAACAACGGAGAGATAAACTTCTTTCGCATCAATAACCGCATTCGAATCAGCGCCGATCAGATCTCTGAGTTTCTGACGAAGAGCCTCAATGCTCCCAAGATAGACTAACCGAACAGATCTTTCTGCTGGTAGCCCATGGTCTCGATCTCCACCTTGATCTCGTCGTGCTCCGCGTTCGTCCTGAAGTTGTATTGAATCTCTCTTACATGGCTGAAGTCGTCGTCCTTCAAGATGTTCGCCTTCACCAGCCCGTCCAGTATAAATTTTATTCCGGCCTGGATGTTGTCGGGGTCGCGGCTGAGTCTTCTCTCTTTAAACTCAACCTTCAGACGCACCCTGTCCACGGGCTTCAAGTTCTGGATTACGCACAGATCCGCCACCTTCTTTTCAAAGTGCCGCTTGTCCACAGTGTACTTGTACATTTTCTTCTTGCCATTGTTGTAGACACAATACTTGCTGCCGTCGATAATCTCGTTCATCCCCGGCAGCTTCCCCGGTATGATCAGCTTCTGCTTCACCAATTCCCCCTCTCGTAAGGGTAGACCTCAAACCCCATGTTGACTAATTCCGCCTTTGTCCTGAAATCCAGCCTCGGCATCGGGCCATGCTGTCTCCAGTTGCGGCAATTCCCGCATTTGGCCACACGCTCGTAAAACCCCGAGGTCGAGCCGTCATCCGGGACCCTGTACCAGACCATTCCTTCACCTCTGCAATCATCGCATGCTTCCCTCCTGAAACTTTGCGCCGTATTCCGGCTGATGCTCCTGACCAGGTTCCACTTCTCCTGGATCTGGGTCACGGTCAAAAACTTCGACGGGATCCCCGGAGGGCAGTCGCTCATATGCGCCCGGCACAGGTCCGCCAGGTACTGGGCCGGCACGTTCGAAAGGGCCCTGATGTAAAGTTTTATCTGCTCATCGTTCAGCTTGCGGCCCATGTATATCCCCATCTCTTTCAGCGTCCGTATCTTGTGGTTGCTCTCAGCCTCCATCATGACCCGGATTTCCTTCTTCCTTCAATTGCCGCAGCACCCGCTCCGCTTGGTCCTCTTCTTCTACTCCACCTTTTCGCTCAACCCACTTAATGCACCAGAACCTCCAGACCGCCTCCCAATTCTTGCGCTTTTTGCCCAGCCCCTGGTTGTAGGCGCAAAACTTTTCAAACTCCACCCCCATCTCGCCGGCATCCATTCCCTTGCTCTCGGCGTAGCTCTTCATCCGTTCGGACATCTCGAAGTCATCGGGCAGCTCATGCTCTTGTCTTTTTGAATTTAAAGGCGAAGCAAAATTGTGTTTGTGTTGTTTGGAGTCTTGCTCCGGTGGGGAATTTCCGTTCGTTGTTGTTGAGGTTTTGGGGGAGGGTCGTACACACACATTTAATTTATCTTTATATTTATCTTTAAAGGTAGGGTCATCCGATTGGATGTCATTTGACATCTGGCTGGATGACATTTGACATCCGATCAGATGACGTTTTTTTAATGACATCAAAGTGGATGTCGCTTTGTATTCCTCCTTTTTCTTATTAATAGAATACCTTGCCTCTTTATTGTCATCCGAGCGGATGACATTTATCATCCCAGTGCTTTCAAGTCTTTTAATCTCCTTCCATACGTTCCTGCGCCTTATCCCGCAGGCATTTACAATATCACGATTACGCAAAACCACGTCTTTCCTATGATAACCGTATGTCATCCTAATAATGTAAAAGTATACGCGCATGTAGGGAGGCACCCCCGGCGATTTGGCAAGGTTTTCCAGAAGTGCCGTCGCTATTCTCGTGTAGCCGTCTTCCAGCTGCGGGTAGCTTTGCCCCGCTTTGCCCGGACTCATGCCCCCGGCCCCAAGAAGAAACACTCCAACTCTGCTGGGACAATCAAGGCCGGGAGGCTTGTTGAACCTGATGAGAGTCCTGCTTTCCACTTCGTTTTTCTCCTCTTTGATCGCATTCAATTTGCCTCCTTTCACCGCTTTGCCATGTCTGTGACGCGGGTTAAAAGGTCAATACAACCGTCTGTATCTGCACATGAAATTCAAGTCATCCTCTAATCTGTCGAAGAATTCATCCCACACTTCATTGTAATAGGCCTTGACGGTTTTATATTTCACATCCGCCACTTCCTCTATATCAATGCCCATTCTCCTGGACAGCTTGGACATCATCTTGCCGATGGCGATGTAAATCCTGTTAGAGTCCCTGCCATCCAGATCAAAGTAATCCAGCAGCTCGGGGTACATCGCCTTAACCTGCTTGCAATTTTTATTAATCCCCAGCTCCCACTTCAGCTTTTCATTCTCCCGCACCTTCCCGGAATAGAGCCCCATAACTTTTGCTTCCCGTTTTCGGGATATCTGCCCCTTCTCCCGAATGGCCTGGTTACGCTGAGCCTCCAATGCCCTAAGCTCCTTTTGATACCTGATGAACTCTTCCGCCGCCTTGATCGGGTCCGCGAATTCATGGATGCTTTTGGCCTTTGGTTCACCATATGAGCCGGTCCTTCTGATCTCTGGCAGCACTACCGACGTCACCCACCTCTTAAAACGCTTTGCCGCCGGCTTGCGGCTTTTGAAGATCAGGGAGTAAAGACCGGATTCGTTGATAATATTCTTCGCAGGATTACCACGCATATTATGCGTAGAAATCTTAATCACCTGTTTTTCATCATCTTCCAATCCCCTTAACGCATCGCTTGCGCTTGAAAATCCCAAAAGACTGCACACCTCTTGAGCAATCCACCAACAGTCCCCGTCTTCATCAATCAGAACCGTCACCCATTCATTCTCAAAACAAAACATCTTCCTCATTAAATCTTGTCCCAAAGCTACCTCCTTCCTAAGCTAACGAATCAGCTTATTTTAACTTCGCACCTCTTCCTTCTCCGCCGGCGGCATCCTATTAATAAGGTCCGCCAGGTAATCCCCATGGCATTGACTCGGCCTGCAGGAGCAGACCAATACCTTGCCTCTCAGCTCTTCAATCTGATCGTGCAGCGACTTCTTGTATTCGAAGTACCACCTATAGAGCTCCATGCATTCGGATCTACAGGCGTCCTCTCCGACCTTAAAAGGATTGGCCCAGCCGATATCATCCTTTTTGACCTTCTCGATATCCACCACAATGCCCACATCTTCCGCCGCAGCTATCAGGTTTGCATCGGTGTGGCGATTCGCAACCACCGCACGCCCCAGCTGGGTCTCGTTCCACGCTTCGTCTTCGTACTCGCTCCATTCCTCCTCGATCTCCTTTTCTTCCTTTTCGTCGCCATCTTTGCCTCCATATTTGATTTCCCGCACCTTTTCGCGCACCTGCCGTCTGCTGGCTTTGGTATGCTCCGCCCAGTCCAGCACCTCTTTTATCTGGTGGATCTCAAGCACCGAGCACTCCTGGTGATGACTGAAACTCAGCGACTTTCTGCGCATGGAAACGGGAATCTTTCTTGCCACGGTAGCAGCCTTTTTGACCGCTTCGATCCTCATATCCAGCTCATTGCAGATCTTTCGGGCATCCTTAATCGGGGAAGCCAGAAACCAGTCACCGATCCACCACTGCCTGGCGTTTCCCATTCTTGACAGCATCCTTCCGGCTTCCTTCCACCTCTTTTCGGTCATCACTCCCGTGTGCCACCCCGTCTCAGTGACGTCCGGGTAGCCTTCGATGGTAATTATCTCCCTTCTTTCTTCCGTTTCTTCTTTTTTCGATTCTTTTGTCATTGCCGCCTCCTCTCTTTTTCAATCCGCACACCGAAACCAAAGGGCATCCCCCTTCAGGATCCGGAATCACCCCCTCCGCCACCAGCCGGCGAAAACATGCAACCGTGAACCTGCATTGCGCCGGCGCCAGCCTCTTGCCGTAAAGAAGGGGGCACCCATCCGGCAATCCCCGTCCTCTTTCCCCTGACATGCCTTGATTTTCCCCCTGAAAAAATTATGATGGTTTTAATGCCGGGCGTCGCCTCCCGCGCCCGGCGGTTAAATGGTTTCTACCCCTGAATTTCGCTGCACTTCCGGTAAAGATCCGCCATACCCTTTGCATTGTCGGGCCAATCGCTCAGGCCCATCTCGCTGATTCCTTTCTCAATCGTCGATTCGTCAAATTCGACCATGATCTTCTCCAGCATTCCCGCCTCTGTAGCCTGCTCCTTTCCCGGCGCAACCTTATCTTTCGGCAGATCCTCTATTGCTTCATTGAAATTCCCCTTAACGATCTTCTCCGCATTCTCCAGACTCAAATTCAGCTTGGTAATCAGATGTTTGACAAGAATGTCCTTGCTATGCCCGCTTGCCGAATCCAGCGCCCCCACCGCTTCGGGGTAGTTTGCCACCAGCTTTGAATAAACCCCTTCCTGGTCCGCATCGATGGTGATGGATCCGCCTTCCTTGATGATCCCGTGCGGAGCAAAACCTACCTTGCGGCCGATCATGATCATAAGGTAAAAGTTGACCGCCTGCCGGTAGACCATGTTTCTGGGGTTATCGAAGAAATTCTCCTGTTCCCCGGCCTGATCCGCCGGCTGCTCTACCGGTTCAGCCTCCGGAGTCACCTCGTAAATCTCCGTTCCCACTTCCTCCGGCTCATCCATTTGCCCGGAATCCTGAATCTCCATCCCCTGCGTCTCTTCCGGTATCATCGTTGCCCCGGCGCCTCCCGGAAAGACAATGCTCATGCCCTGACTCTCCGCCACCTTCATCAGCATCTGCGGCTGCTTCGGCTCGGACCAGAACTGCGTCAGGCTCCCGTCCTTCTTGCGCTTGATCACGGACTGCAGCGACACCTCGTGCCGAAAGACATCGTCCCAGCCCTGGATCGGCGCCTCAAAGAATCCCGCCATCAACCTGGCCCCATCCGACAGAAAAGGGTGCCGGCTTTCGCATATCTCCCCGTTTTTATCCTGGTAGATGATGCCCACCTTCCACCCCCTGCAGTCCGGGTGTCGCCTGGCCTGCGCTCTTTTGTGGTGGATGGACTCGACGATCTGGGCCGGGTCATTGGGAGAGTATTTGATCAGCCAGCACTCGCGTAGAAAAGGATTTAGCCGGCGGGCCTTGCACATGTGCATGAAAAAGATGATCTCCTGGTCCGTCACAAGGTCCGATCTGCCCTGGACCAGATACCTCCGGACCATCGCGGGAGAGATGGCGATCTCGTCCCCGCTTTGCAGCTGGTAGACCATTTTCTGATTTGTCAAAGAGCGATCATTCAAAACAACCTCCTTCAAAATTCTTCTAGGATTTTCATTTTAGAGTACGCCCAACGGGGCAGCTCCAGATCCAGGATGGTGTTGTCCGCTATTCCCTGGAATCTTCCGCTGTCGTGGGCAACCGCCAGTCGCTGCAGCACCGGCATGATCTCTTCTTCCGCCAGTGCGATAATATTGGGCCTTGCCTGGTAGACCACCGTCTCGTATGGGGGCTTGTTCTCAACCACCACGAAATAATAAACGTGGTCCAGCCCTGTCAGCAGCTTCACCATCCGGGTCGTGATGAAAGCAGACCAGTGATAGTGAAAGTTGTAAGAGTCCTTGCCGAATGCTTCCGGGGCAATATTCCTGGTGGTCTTGACGTCCGTGATCCGCAAGCTCCCCGGCAGATAATCGGGCCGGCACTTCATCGGCAGATGATGCCCCTCGATCTCCATATCCGCGAAGATGGAATGCTCCGCCTTGCCCCCCGTGGTCAGCTTGTTCGCCTTGGGGTGATTCCGAATGGATTCCACCATTGCCCCGACTGCTTCCCGCTCCTTTTCAAGCAGCAGGATCTTGCCCAGGTTCATGGCCTTATCACTCTCGTATTGCTTGCCCTTGCGCGAACCTGCGGAACTGTAGACCACATCTTTCAAAGCCTTTTCCGGTTCCAATACATAGGAATGAACCGCACTGCCCATCTCCTTTGCTCCCGAATCGGGCTGCTCCATCTCGCGCATCTGCCGCACATAACCTGTTGACCGCAAAGCCCTGACGATGTCGGTTTTTGAATATGATCTATCGGTGTGATATTCATTGATATTCATCTCTGGAATAATTCTCGGTTTCATTGGACGCACCTCTCCTGTCTCCGGGATACACCGGCTTTTTTGTTGGTTGGCTTTTACTTGTGGAGTGTTTACTTAACTAGGGTAAGACTGCTTCTGACCTTCTCGCGTTTTTCCTGGATGGCTTTGACCACCTCTTCAATGGGCCATTGGTTTTTCCCGTTTCGAAAGATGGGCTTGGGAAGTTTGCCTTCCTTGTACCAGGAATAAATGGTTCGTTTGGTGACGCCTAAAAGGACCGCCATCTCCTGGGTGTTGAGGTTCCTGAACTTATCCTCTCCTTCTCCCCGGTATCGCTTCCTTTCCTTTTCAGCAGTGCATTTTTCGATATCATCCTTAGACCAGACATTCTTGCTTCCAACCTTCACCGCAGGGGGAAGTTTTCCTTTCGTCACCCAGTTGTAAATGGTCTGCGTGTGAACCCCGAAGTGCGCCGCCACCGCTTGAGTGTCGAGAAATTGCCGGCTAAGTAGTTCTCTGGTTAGAGCTTTCATTACTTCCTCCTCGTCGCCTTATCTTTGTGCTTGCCTCGCCTTGTGAGTTCGACAATAGCCACTATTAGAAAGTACCGTCAATCTCTTTTTTTGATAGCATTCGCAACAATTTCAGCCAGATGGACGCAAAATTTATGAGGCTGGCAACAAACCCGAACAATGGTCGGAAATTTTCAAGCAAACAAAAAAGGCCCATTACCTGAGTAGTAATGAGCCTTTATCTTATCTTTGCGGTGCAAGTTCCGCCCGCACCCTTGAGGCAACAACGTTGTTGCCTCAATTTTTTTTCAAAAAGTTTAAATTATGCCTTAATTTTGAACTCAACAACGTTTTTGGAGGCTTTGCGGACCTCTCCGCTTATGAACCTTCCCCACAATTCCAAAGCTTCTTTTTTCTCGTCGAAGAATCGGTCCTTGTTATAAATCTTTTCGATGCGCCGGCCAAGATGCCCCATGACCTCCTCAACGACATGAGGCAGCACCTTAAGCTTCTCGCTCATGCTCGTTGCCACCGTCTTTCTCAAAGCGTGACTGGCAAAGTGGGGGATCTCCTTTTCCTGGCAGAACCCCTTCAGCATCTTGTTGATATTGTCAAAATGGGTGATCTTATATTGACTGCCGCTTGCGGTCCCTGGAAATATGTAAGGGTTCCGGTCATAATCTCCGGAGTCCTTGCAGTGGTTCATCTGGTCCTTTAATGTGACAAGAGCCAGGGAAGACAAGGGAACCACAAATTTTCTATCCCCTTTCAAAACCTTTGTCTCGGTTTCCCAAACCCCTTTATCCCAATCCACCTGCTCCCATGTCGCCTTGGTAACTTCGCGCATCCTGCAGCCGGTCAGCAATTGAAACCGGATGGCGTTTTTCCTGGACCCCTCATAAAGAGCGGTAAACTTCCACAGCATCCGCATCGTTTTTTCATCAAGCGGGTCCTGCCCCTTGGGCTCATATTTCACCTCGCGGATTCTCTCCGTCGGAAAATGATCCATCTCGATCAGGCCATACTCATCCGCCTTGACGAACATGAGCTTAAGCACCGACAATGTCTTGTTGGCCGCCGCCAGCTTGCCGGTCCTCACCAACCCGTGATACCACCCCGACACATCTGCCCGGGTCATTCTCTCCATGGGAATTTCCACAAGATTCCCGAATCCCCTGTTCGCCACCTTCCCATATTCCCTGATGGTGCTCATGAGAGGAGTAGGGGTTTTTCCCTTATCCATCTGAGCCTTGCAGGCATCCTTCATCCTCGCCAGAACCTCTGCGGTCACCTTGTCCAAAGTTCCCTCGGAGAATTGCTGCTTCTCCCTGCTCCCCGGCGGAATGTTTCGGGCCAGGTCTTTTTTCAGGCGCCCGACCTCCGCCTCCAACTCAGCCCGCTTGAAAAACTGAGCCTCTCCTATTATATATTCTTTTCTCTTGTTCTCGACGGGGCATCGATACTTCAAATAAAAGGTACGTTTCCTTTTCCCCACCCTCAGATACACGCCGCTGAGTTTCGTATCATAATAGCGCCCCTCTTCCAAAGCCGGGTCCATTGCCTTTTTAGCCGTCAGGTGGTATTTCATAAGAAAATCCTTTCTTGGATTTGGGGGGAAATGTGGGTGCCAAGGATAAATTCCTCCACATTTCCCCCACTATTTTGAAGAAGAGATCGTTTTGAAACGATCCAAAAAGATAAAAACCAAGAAAAGATTTATTAACAAGCCATGGAAATGTCAACAAAAATGCGTGTGTTTGAGTGAAGATAGGATGCATGCAAGAAATCGGCCCAATAAATCCACCTTAGCGGTTTGACTTCAACAATTGTTAATAACGAAAAATATAAATAATATTATAACAATTAGTTACATAGATCAAAAATTTTTCCCCCAGCACCCTTTTTTGTTTTTTACCCCACATTTTCCCCAATAATAAATAAGCCGGGGTCAACCTGCCATGGACCCCGGCTATGCCTCACCTACCCTTCCAAGTCAAGCATTCATCAACATTTCTTCATTGCATGGACCTGCCCAAAGTCAAAAGGTTCCAATAGCTCGGCGTCCATCTCGGATAGTGTCTCCCGATAAGCCAAATACATCGTCGCCAGAAGCTTATCCGGTGATAGCAGGATCCAGTACGTTTTAGGGATCCCTAAATATAAGGATAAGGTGACTGCATTCTCAAGGGAGATAGAACGGTCCCCCCGGCACCACCTGCTGACGGTGGACGGGCTGACGTTGATAAGACGGGCGATACGGCTCAAGAAGCCTTTCGGAACTTTGACACTCGATAGATCTTTAAACATTTCATCGTCTCCTTCCAAGCTTTTGAAATTAAGATCATCAGATGCAAGTCAGGGGTGGGGCTGGGGCTTCAGGTGTATGTGAGTAATAAAAGATTAGTTTCGCGTTCTTTACCTGTCAAGGCATTTTTATCCCGATTTATCCCTAACAGTACTTTTATTGGTTTTTCAATCTTCTAATATCCTATTATAGGTTTGACCATTTTGGGGGGGTGTAGTATGTTGCTGTTGGCCGAATAACATAAGAGTGAGGCATTTGATGATAGATTTAGAAGTCATTAACGAGATTAAAGTTTATAAATGCCTACGAATCGAAACCGAGATCCTGCTGAAAGATCCGGACGGGCAATATGTTTTGATCACCGAATGCGCTGGATGCTCCAAAAGCACCTGCTGCCCCAATACGGATTGGCACCTGCCGAATTGTCAATTACGATTCCTGACCGATGAAGATGCGCAAGAGCTATTGGATAGATGAACTCAAAACCGAATGGCGCAGGTCGCGGCATAAAAGGGAAAGATATTTTCAGGCTGAGGCAACGCCTAAAAATGACCCAGGTGGAACTCGCCAATGCGTTGCGCATATCGCAGGCCAGGGTATCGGAGTATGAAAGGGGTAAAAGGGGAATGCCCGGCTATATAGAGAAGACCTTTCGTGATTTCGCGGAAATCGCCAATTTCAACGCAGACTCTGAATTTGGCGGGAAGATGGAAGATTTCGACATCGCGGAGAAAGCCATCGAAAAGGCGAAAAACCGGAGAGAGATAAACGAGGCGGTCGGAGACCTGCTTCTAAAAGGATATGAAAAACGGCGCTGGAAAAGCTACAGGGAAATCCCCATACTCATAAGAATATACCTGAAAATATTCAAAAAGGCCGGGAAGAGACTGAAAGAAATCGAGTCAAGCGGAGCGGAATAAGGAAATAAATGAAAGGTGGATGGGAAGGGACGAATTTGCCCTTTTAAATAACCTGTCGAAGCAATTCTTGCAGGCCAGACTGTGGGAATTAATCATTAATTCGGTATTATTTTCATGACTAATATAAAAACGAAACAATTAGGAAAAGACACTGAATTAGTTCAGATGCCGGTGCATTTTATAAGTGAAGCATTTGATGAATTTATTATTTCAGACAGCATCAGTTCTGTCCTAACTTGCCTTATAAAGCTAAGCATAGGTATCGAAACATACATAAAGGATCTGTTGCATCAAAAAAATCCCCAGCTAATTAATTATTTGGACTGGAACCGATGGAATGCAATTAAAACAAAGCTAATCGGATTAAATAAACAAGATGCCAGAGCAACGATAGCTAAAGAGCTTCTGGAAAAGAAAAAATTATCAAGAACACTTGACTATGGAATTGCCATAGAGGTTTTCCCTTTCTATTTTATTATTTCGAAAATCATCATTAAAGACTTAATGGATCTTAAAGATTATCGAAATGGTCTATTCCATTGGGAAGCTGAAAAAACAAGTGAATATAAACTGTCGAAAAAAGCTTTGAGGTTATTTAGATGGCTGAATAAATTCATCGAGAGAAAAAATGGCCATTGGTTAGGAAACGAGTTTAACATTATTGATCCAATGGGAGAAAAGAGAAAGTGCCTATCGCAGATAGAAAAATCATTGCGGAGCGAAGTTGCCTTCTTAGTACAAAGAAGAATATATAGGCACAACAAAGAGGCCGCCATCTACCACAAAATAGTGGCTCGATTAAAAGGAGATATTATTATTCCTGACGCTATAAAATGGCAAGGTCAACCATGCCCTGCATGCAAATCAAATGAATTGCAGATCTACGAAATTGGTTCAAAGAGGGATGGGAAGTGGGAACAACGCAATATAGTTGCTAATTGCAAAATGTGTGATCTAACAATTTCAGATACAGAATTTGAGGTCATTAAAACAGACGGGATTCCTTCATTAAATAAAATTTTTAAATCAGGTGGAAAAATAGTCTAACTGGGTGACATTATCATTTAAATGAATCAAAAAATCTTTCATCAATATCGAAAGCCATTCTTTCCTTCAAGCCTAACCTTAGAATTTCAAACATTTCTACTAATTTTTGGCCATTAACGAGTTCCAAGGGAGGCACCCCATCTCGTCTTGCCTCATTTTTGGCTTCAGCAGTAAAATTTCCTGTTGTAATAATTATACCCTTATCGGCTCGTCCCATCATTGCACCCCGAAAATCACGAACTTGTCCTGCACTAACTGGCCCTTTTGTATATCTTTTACATTGAAAAAGAACTTTAAATGTAACAAATGGATTCACTTCCAAAATTCCGTGGCCATCAATACCGCCATCACTTGATTTTCCTGTAACAACAACCTGTTGAAAACCAGATTCACGTAAAAGACGCTGACAAATTTTTTCAAATCCAGCAGGTGGTAAAGATTTTAATATTTCCAGTAGGGCAGTTCGATGATCTATATATTCTTGTGCTTTCTCTGGTGCTATTTCTTCACTATCTTTCGATGTTGTAATTTCTTTCTTTGTTGGAAATTGTTTATGTATTTTTTGGAATAAGGATAGGGATTTATCTGGTGAAAGGTTGGTGTTTTCTCCTTTAGTAGTGAGTGACCATATTCCACGTTTCGAAGAATCAATTAAATCTGCTTTTGCCAAATAGAATCTCGCCCAATGAACTTTATTTTTAAAGCGAGATTCACCCGAAGATAATGTTTCCTCCTGTTCAGATTCAGGTACCGACAGCAACTCGGCCACACCATCGGTAACCTCATTTGGTGTTCCAGAACCACCAAGATTACGCAAAACATCTAATATTGGACCAAAATATTGGACAAATTTTGGACCTTTTTTCATAGTCACATCCTTAATATTCTTTAATTGCCGCCTTGAGATAATTATTCCAGAGAATATGACTCAGCTTTTTTCCAGAAATGATAGAAAATTCCAAAAAAAATTAAAACACAAGCACTAGATATATACAAAAAGAATATTACTAAAGGATTAATAGAGGGTGTTGATTTTATAATCTTATCATATGCTATAACCCCTTTCATTATCACATATAAATACATATAAATACCTACTGAAATCAGCGAAGATAAAAAGGTAAGTGTTCCAAATTGACGCATCCGTCTGACTATTCTACAATATAATTGATATTTAAGGGGAGTAGGATCATTTTCAATTTGTTTCTTTTTTGCAGCGAAAACCTTTGGAAGTATTAAGGCTATGCTTCCAAAAGCAACGAATGATATAACTGTGTTTAAAAAAGGGCTATTGTATAAACACCAAAATTCTTGTGCTAATGAAACTTGCATATATACTCCTCGTCCTTATCAGTGCTAAACCGGCGATTAAATCCCCTAATAAATTCGTAATAAAATTTTTATGAACCATTGAAAAGCTGACAATCAGAGAAGAATAGCAATCAAATATTCCTGTATTTAATCCCTGGTTGAATAACTAATATTTAAAATGGTGGTAAGAACAATTGATCTTTTTGAAAAATCCTTTAGGTGATATATATTCATCTTTTTTATAGTTATTTTTTATTTCTGTCATCAAACCACATGGCAAATCATCCGGTTCCCCTACTGATTTTTTCTTTCTGGAATTGGCTGCATACTCAAAGATATCTTTGCATAGTTTCGCACCTGCTTTTGGTCCTTTTTTATGTAATGCAATAGCCCCTCCTAAAAAATATGCAACTTTAGGCCCATATAATTCATAAAAAACATGCAACTGACCAGGTTTTACACCACCAGCAACAGTTGGAATAAACGTACCAGATTTTATATAATCCGTATACGTTCTATAAGAATCTACTATACCATCTATTTCCGTAGCCTCATAGTTTCGCGCAGAGTCATAAATATTTGCTCTCCCTCCAGGATACATAATATCAGCTCCGCAATAAACTGTTGATTCATTGAGAAATTTATTAGGGATTTTACTTTTTAACTGGTTTTTTAATAATGGATAACAAGTAATTATTGAATCTCGGTTTTTCTTTTTCACTTTCTTCATTAATGCCAATCCATCAAGTCCACCGTCTATCTTAATAACAAGTGGAGAATTTTTTCTTGATGCAAGCTCTTCAATTATTTCTTCAATATCATTTAATCGATTAGAAAGATTTAATGAAAATGAGCATTTATGTTTACCAAGACTATAATTATCTAAATTTTTAGCGAAATTTATAAAACTCGTTTTTTCATTGTCCAATAGAACTTTACGAGTGTCTGGCTCAACAATATGAAAGCCGCTTTTAAAGACATCTTTGCTAATTTCTATAAACTTTTCAGTGGCTAACCCAAACCTTGGTTTGAAAGTAAAGGCGAGAAGTGGTTCGAACTCTTCCAACGCAAACAATTTACGGATTCTTTCAATATTATTATTTTTATTTGAGAC